CTTTCTCGGTTGATTTTGCTGCATCGGTAATACGCTCATGGCCCGGCCTTGTCTACGAAGCCTTTAGCGGCAGCGGCTCAACCATCATCGCTTGCGAACAGCTTGATCGTTCATGCCGAGCCATCGAAATCAGCCCCGCCTACGTCGCCGTCGCCCTAGAACGTTACGTGACCGCCACGCACAAGACCGTCGAGGTGCTGCCATGAAATGCGATTGCGGCTGCGAATTTGAGCCGGTGATCCAGTACCAGCACCGCCTCATCTGCGGCGACTGTACCGACGCGGCGGTGGTGGCGAGGGTGATGGATGGGGAGCGCATAGATTGCATCGTGACCGATCCGCCGTATGGTGTTGACTATGATGGCGGCACAACCGAGCGTGAAAAGTTGGCGGGTGATGATTCACCTGCGCTTTATTTCCCTGCGCTCTCATGCTGGAAACCGTATTGCAACGATCATGTTGCGCTCTACCTTTGGTATGCCGATGGCGATCAAGCGGTGGCGCAAGCGGTGGCGCAAGCGGGATGGCATGTGCGGCGCAACCTGATTTGGAACAAGAATCAAGCCCAATATGGGGCATTGTCGCAACAGTATAAGCAAAAGCATGAGCCGTTTCTGTATTGCCATCTAAAGGGCAAGTCTCCGTATTGGGCCGGTGACGCAACAGAGGTGACGGTATGGGACATAAACAGAGCGAGCGCAAACGAAGACCACCCAACGCAGAAGCCGCCTGAGCTTTTTGCACGCGCAATTATGAACAGCAGCAGGCCAGACGATATTGCCTTCGACGGTTTCGCCGGCAGCGGCACGACCGGCATCGCCTGCCACAACTTAGGCCGACGCGCTCGCCTGGTGGAAATCAGCCCCGCCTACTGCGCCGTCATCCTGGAACGCTTTGCGGGCATCGGCGTCACGCCTGAGCTTATCGAATCCGCCGTGCTAGAGGCGGTCTAGTGTGGCAGCCTGGGACAAGCGCGACGAGGAGAGCCGAGTCGCATACGATGCCTTCACGCACTATTACCAAATGCCGGTGCGTGAGCGCAGCATCGACGCCGCCTGGCGCGCAGCAAATCCGCGGCAAGAGCGCAGCGACAGACGCGCCAATGGTCAGTGGATGGGATGGAGCGCCAAGCATGAATGGGTCGCCCGCGCAGCCGCCTACGACGCCTACCTGGCCGAGCAAGACCGCCTGCTGTGGGAAGAGCGCAGACGTGCGATGCGTGAACGAGAGTGGGCGCGTGGCGATGCCCTGCATGACCTGATTGAGCGGGCGCTGCCCTTTGCCGAGCAATTCATCCATCACCGCCGTGAGTTTATCCCTGGCCGTGATGGGCAGGCCGACCGTGAAGTGATTACGATGTCGTTTGATGTGACAGGTTTATCAAAGGTTTCCATAGATGCAAGCAAATTACAACGCCTCTCAACAGGCGACCCAACCGAACGCCAGGAGCTATCCGGCGCCGCGCTCGACGCCCTCCTTGCCCGAGAGCTTGCGCGCGTTGCCAACGGCGGAGAAGCGGGCCTTGGTGGCGAAACTCTTGGCGATGCCGACGCCGCGGACGATAGCGCCCTTTGATAAGTGGCTGCCGCAGGTCACGCCCAGCTATGAGTGGCAGGTGGCGCACTTGCAGCACATCCGCACGGCGCTGGACCAGGTGACAAGCGGGGCGATTGACCGCCTGATGATCTTCTGCCCGCCGCGCCACGGCAAGAGCGCCATGACCACGATCCGCTATCCTGTTTGGCGCTTGGCGAAAGAGCCGGATCTCACGGTCATCATCGGCGCTTACAACCAGACGCTGGCCAACCGTTTCAGCCGCCAAGCGCGCAAGATTGCCGCCACACAGGTGGCGCTCGACCCGGAGCGCACCGCCGTCGAGGAATGGCTGACCGTGCAGGGCGGCGGCGTGCGGGCGGTGGGGGTAGGCGGCGGCATTACGGGAACCGGCGCTCGCCTGATCATGATTGACGACCCCGTGAAATCGCGTGAGGAGGCCGAGAGCGCCACCTTCAGGGACCGCGTGTGGGATTGGTATACCGACGACCTTTACACGCGCCGTGAGCCTAACGCGGCGACGGTGCTGATACAAACACGATGGCACGAAGATGACCTGGCCGGGCGCATCCTGGCCTCTGAGGACGGCCCCAACTGGGCGGTGGTCAACCTGCCGGCATTGGCAGCGGAAAGCGATCCTTTGGGCCGTCAACTGGGCGCAGCGCTATGGCCTGACCGTTATGATGAGTTAGCCTTGGCGCAGATCCGATCCGTTCTGGGCACCTATAGCTTTGAGGCGCTCTACCAGCAGCGGCCTGTGCCACCCGGCGGCGGCATGTTTAAGCGGGAGTGGTTTGAGATCGTCGGCGCAGCGCCTGCCAATGCGCAACGCATCCGCGCTTGGGACCGTGCCGCCACCGACCAGGACGGCGACTATACCGTGGGGCTGCTCATGGCCAAGGACGCCGACAACGTGTTTTACATCGAGGATGTGGTGCGCGGCCAGTTCAGCGACTTGGCGGGCGAGAAGATCATCGCCCAGACCGCCGCCGGCGACACGGCCCGCTATCCGAATGTCGTGACCTGGATGGAGCAGGAGCCTGGCAGCAGCGGAAAGATGGTGGCGCAGATGACGATGCGCGCGTTGGCCGGCTACACCGTCAAGGCCGAGCGCAGCACCGGCGACAAGGCCACCCGCGCGGCGCCTTTTGCCGCCCAGTGTGAAGCGCGTAATGTCAAGCTGGTCAAGGGCGCCTGGAATGCCGCGTACCTGGAAGAGTTGGCGGGCTTCCCCTATGGCGCACACGATGACCAGATAGACAGCTCGTCACTGGCCTTTGCCAAACTGACGCTGGAGCGAATACGGCGCACTGGAGGCGCATATCATGGCTGATGACCTAGAACTGGCAGTGGCGACACTGCTCTATAAGACGCCGCGCTATACACGCTATTGGGATTTTTATCAAGGGCATTTCCCGCTCATCTATGCCACCGAGGGTTTAACCGACCTTTTTAGCGGAATCCGCGCCCGCTTCTCGCAAAACTGGTCGGCGGTGGTGGTGGACAGCGTGGCCGACCGCATCCAGTTGCAGCGTATCCGCGTGGCCGATGATGACGCGGCCTCGGCGCAGCTGGCCACGCTGCTGGAAGCGTCGGAGGTGGTGCTCGAATCGGAGGACGTGCACCTGTCGGCGCTGGTCACCGGCGAAGCGTATGTGATCGCCTGGCCCGACGAGGAATCTGGACAGCCGGAAGCGTACTACAACGATTCGCGCAATGTGCATCTCTTTTACGAGGCCGACCAGCCGCGCCGCAAACGCTTTGCCGCCAAGTGGTGGATCGGCGACGATGGCTACCGGCTGCTCACGCTCTACTATCCAGACCGCCTCGAATACTACCGCAGCATTAACGTCGTGCGCGCCGATACCACGGCGCCCTTGCTTTTTGCCAACGAAGTTAGCAACGGCAAGTCATTCACAGCGACCGCCATCGAGCCGAATCCCTACGGCATCATCCCCGTCTTCCACTTTCGCCGGGAGCGCCGCGTGATCTCTTCCGAACTGGCCAACGTCATCGAGCCGCAGAACGCCATCAATAAATTGCTCAGCGACATGATGATCGCCGCCGAGTTTGGCGCCTTTCCGCAAAGGTACATTATCTCGCAGGCCAGCCCCGGCAAGTTTAAGAACGCGCCCAACCTGATTTGGGACATCCCCGGCAATGCCGACGAGGGGCAGCCCACATCCGTCGGCCAGTTTGCCACGACCGAACTGAGCAATTATCTGGAAGCCATCGACAAGTGGACGACCGCCATTGCCATCATCAGCCGCACGCCCAAACACTATTTCTTTGGCCAAGGCGGCGACCCGTCGGGCGAGGCGCTGATTGCGATGGAAGCGCCGCTCAACCACAAGGCGCAAAAGTACATCACGCGCTGGACGGCGACCTGGAGCGAATTAGCTCAGTTCATGATGATGGTAGCGGGCATGGGCGTGGTTGCCGACGATGCCATCATCCCCGTCTTTGAGGAACCGGAGACCATCCAGCCCTTGACGCAGGCGCTGATCCGCAAGGCCAGCGTAGAGGCCGGCATCCCGCTGATGTGGCAGATGGAGCAGGAAGGCTATACCGAGCAGGAGCTGGCCGACCTCGACGCCGCCCGCCAGGAGGAAGCAGGCGTGACGTTAGAGAGCGCCGGCATCAGCGGGCCTGGTTCGCTGGCGCTGGTCAATGCGGCGGCGCGCCAGTTGACGCGGAACGGCAATGGAGACGAAAGATGACCTACGAGGGCGCGCAGGATGGACGGCACTACTGGCTAACACCGCCTGAATTGATGGAGCAGTTAGATGCCGAATTTGCCTTTGACTTTGACCCCTGTCCCTATCCGCAGCCGGACGGCTTTGATGGTCTGACGGTGGAGTGGGGGCAATCGAACTACGTCAATCCTCCCTTCCAGGGGCCGACGAAGTGGGTACGCAAGGCCATCGAAGAAAACAAGAAAGGCAAGACTGTTGTTCTGGTCTTTCCGATTGACAAGTGGATCCACATGCTCCTGGAAGCGGGAGCCGAAGTACGCAACTTGCGGGATGTCAGATGGTGCGCTACGGAAGATGGGCAACCCGGCAAGGGTACAGGACGCTGGATAGCCTGCTTCGTTTTGGAGGGTGCCGATGACACCTGAAGAACTCCAGAAATGGGCTGAGTCGCAAATCCAGGCATTGATCGCCCTGGGCGTTGACGCCATCGATGCGACGCGCAGCGTGGGTTGGGTGCTGGATCACCTGCCGCCTGGCGCTGACCCCAACAGCTATGTCTTCGCCGACATCACGATGGATGAGCCGCTAGACGACAAGGCGATTGCCGCGGCCCGCATTGATTGGTACGCCAACGACGCGGTGCCGGCGAAATACAAAAGGCTGCTCGATGCCCGCGCCTAGCCCGCTACCTGGGTACACGTTTGCGCGTGACGTAGGGCGCTATCGTTCCACCGACACTGGCAAATTTGTCTCCAGAAAAGAGATTTTAGGGCTGCTGGAAGCCACGACCGCCGCCAGCGAAAAGCAGATCAGCGCCCTGACAACGGCGGTGATGGAAGGGCAGATCGCTCCCAGCGTGTGGCAAGAGCAAATGCGCAGCGAGGTCAAGAATCAGGTACTTCAGCAGGCGGCGCTCGGCAGCGGTGGCTTTGACAGAATCAGCCAGCAATCCTATGGGAGGGCGGGCGCGGATCTACGCCAACTCTACGCCAAGATCAGCGGCACGGCGCGGGACATTGCGGATGGAAAAATCACGATGGCGCAGGCGCAGGCTAGAGCCAATGAGTATGCCGGTCATGCCCGCAGCCACTTCTACGCGGCGGAGCGTGAAAAAGTACGCCCCAGCGCGCCGGGTAAGGTCTTTATTGAGCGCAGGCTCTTGGGCGGCGGTGGGGCGACGTGCAGCGATTGCGTGAGCTTCTATGATGCCGGCTGGTCGAATTTTGGTCAGCTACCCGTACCATCTAGTGACTCAATTTGCCGTGGAAATTGCAGGTGCAGTTTGATCAGAAGGGAAATTGAAGCTGCTGAACTTCCCGATTGGCTAGGAACAAAGCGTTAACTTTTGGGTCGCTTTCGGCGTGGCGGTGGCAAGTTGGGCAAAGAGAAATCAGGTTGCCGAAATCGTGGGCGGATTGCCAGTCATCGGGCGCAAATAAGCGATCAGGGACAATGTGGTGAACATGCAGACCAGGCTTAACTTGGCCCTTGCCACAGAGTTGACAGGTATGATTGTCCCGTTGGCGAACCAACTTCACGATTTTGCGCCAATAATAGGATTTAGGAGTGCTTCGCTTTCGCAGACCCGAATCCATGCATTCACGGCTGCAATACTTGCTGCCCCTTTTGCGAATTTGGTGGATCGTCGTCTGATAATCTTTGCCGCAAACCTTGCAAGCGAGGGTGACATGAATCTCTTTTTTGCGCTGGCTATCAGTGACGCATTTGCGGCTGCAATAGGGTTGAGAGCTTTCGACAATATGGGCGAGCGGCCTCCTATATTGCTTTCCGCAAAACGCACAAGTCAAAAGTCTGGATTTGCGCTGAGTCAGAGCGGCACTAGAGCACTCCAACGAACAGTACTTTCGCATCTTTGCTTTACATGGCAAATCTTCAAACGTCTTGCCGCAGTGCTGACAGATAACTATCGTTCGTTTGATTTGCCCTATGTCCATACAGGCCAGCGAGCAATATCGTTTTCGTTCAGCGCCACGCGCGTAAACAGTAATTTCTTTGCCGCACACTTCGCATGGCTTGACGACACGCTTTTTGAGCGATTCGGCGGCGCATGGTTTAGAGCAGTACGTCTGAGAGCGAGTCTTGGGCTGGAATTCTTGATGACAGATAGGGCACGTTTTCACGTAAATCTCCAATAGAAATGCATCTTGCCAACCTGGGCCGCGGTCGTTGTCTAGGCGATAGCGTAGGTAAGCAAGATGCAAGGGAATAATAGCGTATGCAGTTTTGCAAAACAAAACCGCCGCCCAAATTGTATCGCCTAGACAGGTGTATTATAGCATATTTACACGAGTAGGACGAAGAAATGATGAGCGATTCGCTTTATCACCAATGGCGGGCGTGGTGCGATGAGAACGGCATTGGGGTACGCCCCAAGCTGGCGATTGCGCGGCGCATCAACAAATATGAGGGCCGCGTAACCTTCCAGGAATGGCTGGACGCCGTGGCCGATGGGCGCATCGACATCAAGCGGATGTATGGCTGTGGCAAAGGGACCGAGGCGCAGGTGCTGCCGCACATCCAGGCCGCCAGGTCGCCGCGCATTGATTCCGTCGTGGACTACGATTACGGGTATGCCTAACATGACCGACCACGCCACCATCCAGTCCACTGTCGTATGGACAGAATTGAGGGATGAGCGCGGCAAGTTGTGCGCTCGCATTGATGGGCGGCTGCTGCTGCTGGAGATACGGCGCAGCGACAGGGACCTGGTGGCCATCTTTGACTTGCGTGAATATGTGGCGCAACTCAAGGTAGTTGAAATCAAGACCGATATAGAGTAGGATAGAGGGCATGCAAGGCTTAGAGCGATTTATCGAAACCTGTATGGAAACATGGCCCGATCAGCCGTTGCGCTTTGACATTGTGCCAAGTGTAGGCGGCGGGCCTACCCTTCAAGTCAGTATTGGCTATTGGTTGTCGCCCGTGGTTTTCAAGGCCGCCGACCTCCGTGATCCGCGCCATATGATTCGATCAATCAAAGCGTCGATGACCGATTGGGTACCGATGCATTCGTAGGTACAGCTTGAAATAATCTACTATCGTAGAGGCGCACGACGCCCGATCAGCCAGCAATGGCGGTCGGGCGTTTTTTAGTTTGCAATCTTCATATTTCAGAGGCGCACGACGCCCTTGCAGGGAGCAATCCCGCAGGGGCGTTTTTTATTTCCACTTCCAGGAGCCGAGATGGCCGACGACACAACCCCGCAAGATGCGGACCAAGCACAAGCGCAAGACTCAACTCCCTTTGATTTCGA